GGTGAATTACAGGAAGGTATGCGAGAAGTTGAATGAATTAAATTACAAGAACTCTTGCATATACGTGGCTGGGAGCACCCCATCGGTTGCAATGTGCATGCCTATGGCTCATGGTAAAACATCATATGCAATTAAAAGAAGCAGCGAATTCAAAGATGTGGATGACATATTCAGACGCTGTAGACCAGGACTAAGAGTGTTGATGCGCAAAGCACACAATGCAAACAACTCAAAGGAGCTATTAACGTATCAAAGAGAGGCGATAAGAGAGTGGGTACAAAATTCCACAGGCAAGGTGTTGCTGTGCCACCATCCCGATATGGTCGAAGGGATATAGCCTGTATACGCAAAATGCAAGCTGAGCTATATGTCAACAATGATTAATGCGGTGAAATCGAGAAAGAATTTATTCCAGGTCAACAATAGCTGGAACAAGCTCCAATGCTCCGTATATTCCAGGAGAGAGTAGGACAATTTGATAGAATCGGTGTCCACAAGAGTGGATTATTATGCAAATAAGGAAATAACCGAGCTCTCGAATAATTCACCATCACTAATTAGTGCAAATTGGGAGATTGAATCAGAGAAATTTGATTACAAAATCGATGGTGATGTACAAAGATAGAAAGCTAAGTTAGAGAAAACGGTCAAATCCGACATGTCCGATGGATCAACACAGCTCACCGGATACTCTTTGATGGGTTCCAACGGCACCATAGAATGGACTAATAAAACACCCAACAACCAAGTTTATTCCATGCTCAACAGACAATGCTTGCCCAGGTTATAGCCCAGTATGGAAGGCTTAGCGAGAATACGTGACGTAACTAAAGATGTGATGAACGCCCTCTCATCCAGATTAGCCCATGCCGCCTACGAATCTGGAGTGGTGACCTATCACACGATATGCTCCTGGTTGAGATCGAGGGTCCAGTACTCAAGTTCGAAGAAGAAACTTTACTACAAAGCCATGCTATCCCAATCACACTGTGAGGACAGCGATAAAGCCGCAAGGAAAAAATTCTTAACCGAATACGAGTTTATGAGCAAAGGCGGCGAGCAACATGCGTCCAACGACAGTTCTTACGTAGACGACAAAGGCTATAGACAGAACGAATCCTCTAGGCCAAGAGCTCTGTTCGCAGGCGTAAAGGGTACATATGGTTTATTGACCTTGTGCCAAGGTGCAATGATATCTTTTGTGAGATGGGTCTTCCCTACTTACATACACGCCATGAATTCAGAGGAATTGGCCGAAAGACTAAACGGTGTAATTAAAGATGACTGGGTTTCCATAATATATGATGGATCATCTTATGACTCGCTGCAAACGAGCGAAATCATGAGCATCGTTGACACAGCGTAGTGGAACGAGATTGCTCCGGAAATACTGAGAAATCAGAGACGCACGATACCCGATCTAAGTGAGTAGAAACAGAAACACATCATAAGATGTGCAACCTCACTAACTTGCACTGCAAAGTCGTTTATAAGAGAGGGCAACAAGAG